AGATACAAGCCATAGGAACCCTCAATTAAGAGTGCGAATAAGGTAACCGGAGCACACGTGTACAGGCGTTCCAGTGTGCGTGATTTCGAGCGAGTAGTGCCACACACTTTCGCTAGTGCTCACGATGTTAAGCGCTGAGTTTATGGCAACAAGGTTAAGTACGATATTACCGCTGGTGCCTGGCGTGATCCCGCTTGCTTGCGTAATCGTTACGTCTGCTGCCGCCGTCGGCGCAAGCCCGTTTCGCCAAATACGCATCGTTGCACCACTACCGGTCAAATTGTGGTTGGTGGTGCTGACTGTGTAGGTTCCGAGCGTTCCCGTAAACGTTTCCGGCGTTCCAGGCGCAAGCCCTGAATAAATGATGTTCTCTGTTCTCATGTGCAAGCCCCGTCGATTGCTTGAGTGTTGACGATCAGCCAACGCAACGTGCCGTTAAGTTGCCGCATCGGCGTCAACAGAACGTAGGTTCCGATTGCAATTGGTTGCGGAACGTAAGAGCCTGGAAGCCCGCCAGCTCCAACGCCGTAGGAATAGAACGGATGCCCGCTTCGGTTGCTCAACTCGCTGACGCTCAAAGCAGTTGCTTGCAAACCGCCCGTCTTGACGGTCACGCCTGTTGGCGTTGCGTTGTTCAAGATTGCTTCTGACCAAGAGTAAGTCCAGCGGTAGTACGTGGCGTCAAGCACGGCATAGTTGGTGATGACACCGAGAACAAACGTTCGCTGCTCATACGACGGACGAAACCGTGAAACGCGGTCAACGTCGCTTTGGTTGCGTTGCAGATTGAGTGAATCGTTGCGGTTCATGGTGAGCAGGGCCACCATCCGTTTTCCGCATAGGTTTGCAAAGCGGTATCTCCTGCGTAAATACTGTTGAAATTCGTTGCAGTGCGCGGCAGGCGAATCCACTTAACCTCGGACAATTGGCCGCCTGTAGTCATCTTCGGCCTGCCGTCGGCGTCGATTGTTGCCACCTGGGAGAAGTGAAAGAACTTGTCGTACAAGAACTCGAAGATGACTTCGTAGAACTCGCTGCCTTGTTCTTTCTCAATGTTGACGCCTTCGCAGATGAGCGAGTAGGCAGGAAACCCACAGAATGAAGCACTGTTCGTTGTGTTGCTGTAGTTCGTAAGCGACGTAGCTGCCGTAGTCACTGGCACAACGGATGCGTCCTGCGTTGCACGCAGGCGAATTCGTACTTGTCCGATTTGCACCGACTCGAAGCCATCAGCACCAGTAACCGACGTTCCACCGATATCGCCTGTTGTGTTGGCTGACGTAGTCGGTGGATTCGTAGTCCAACTGATGCGGTGCAACTTCAAGTTTCGTGACGCCGTCACAAACGAGAACTGCGCAGGCAGCATTGTGATTGGTGATTCGGTCGAGCACGGCGAGATGATGTACTTGGTGCGGAAACTGATTGATGCTTGCACGGCTTTGCCGTTTTCAAGCTGTTGCACCTGAATGCTGCGAGCTCGGCAGAATTGTTGCCAGGAACTACCAACGCCGTATTCGTCAAAGTCAATGATCGGCAAAGCGCCGTCGGTAATCATCGCTTCGTACTCGGTAACAGGATTAAGCGCCGAGTCATCAATCTTTGTGATGATGCGCACAAGATTGATTTCGCTCTCGCCACCAAGCGCAACGGCTCGTTGATCAAGAACGCGGTCAGTCCATTGGTAAACGCTTCCGGTTCCGCTCATGATGTCACCTGCACAAGTTTGGTTAGCAATGCACTGTTTTGAATCATCCACGCACCAATTGCGTCAGCCATTCCACCGCGGCCTTCGGCCATGTCAATGCGCGATTGTTCGTTCATACGTTGCTTGATTTGAGCAGCGCCAGCTTCGTTTGCAACGCTAAGCGCCATTTCGTTTCGGATTTGCTCAAGCGATTTGCCGCTTAAGAAAGCGCCAATCCCCGCGCCTGCGATTGTTCCACCTTCGCTCATTTGCTGAGCCCATGCGACGGCACCGCCTGCGCGGCCTGTCTGCGCATCGGCACTGGCGGCAATGAGCGATTTAAGAAAGCCACCACGCTCAGCCTCTTTGGCTTGCTTCTCCAATATTGCGAGCCGTTCGAGAATCACGCTGTTTGCAGCGATTGTCTGCTCACCAGTTTCCTTGAACTTGGCGAGCGCATCGCCAGCGCCCTTGGTTGCGGTTGATAGCGCGTCCATGATTGCGCCTGCGGCAATGATCGGTGACAGAGCGCCGGCAATGCCTACGCCTGCGGTACCCATAGCGCCGACAGCGCCACCGATAGCACCAAAGCCACCGATACCGAGCGCTGATTGACCAGCTGCCTTGAAGACGCCTGCTGCCGCAGATGGCGCAGGCTTCTGCATGCGCTGTGCGCTCGCTCGCATCTTGCGCTCGGCGTCCTTAAGTCCTTTGTCTACGCCCTCGGTTGTGACGACGACAGGAACATTGACTTTTGGCAGACTAGGCACGTGCGGCCCCCTCGCTGAATGCGGTGCGTACTGCGTCTTCCACGTATTGCACGACTCGACTTTGATGCCGTTGGCCTGCTCGCGTGATGTACAGCCTGCGGTAGATGCGAGCTCCGAGCGTGGCGCTTTGTTTCTTCATGCCGCTTCGCCAGCCGCGATTCTGTGAGAAAGGCACAATGCGAGCGTTGCGGTTGCCCTTCCAATTTCGCACCAGTTTCGGTGCAGGCTTCGGCCCAAGCGTGCCGTTTGTAACCACTAAACCCTTGCGCACGGGTCGCCAACCGCCGTCGTACAAGTGCGAGCGCCGACCAACGCGGTTGCCGTCTTTGCGCACGCCGACACCGCACCAAATTCGGCCTTTCTTGTAGGTCTTTGTCTTTACGGCAATGTCACGCTTGGTGCGCTTCGCTTTCGGAAGCGCCAAACTCTTGATTGTTCGCTTGACGGCGTTGCCCCAATCGCGTAGGCCCTGCCGCACGATTTTTCGGCGCACGTTTTTCGGGAGTTCCTGCGCAAGCGCTGTGATGCGCTTTAAGTCCGCTTCCGACGGTCGGAACTGGATTCGCCATTGCACGCTTCCTGTTGTCGAGCTCACGTCGTATGCCCTCCCAATCAGGAATATCAAGCGCAACGTTCAGTAAGCAAACGCTGACAGCATCAAGACTGGTGCTCGAAAGTTTGACCGCTGCAAGTAGCACCCGACGTGCAGCGTCAGTTAGTCCCGGCCTTCCGCATAAAGCGGCTCGACAAGCGCAGCGATTCGCTGCACGGTGAATGCGTCACAAGCAAGCACAGCATCTACAGACTCAAACAGTGGTTCTCCGTTTTCGATGACATGCCGAGCCACCATCCACGCTTGCAAGCGTTCAGGCGTCTTTGCAGAGACTTCGAGCGCTTCGATGAGGTCAAGCGCAGACGGTCTGCGCAATTCAACAGCGGTGCCGTCGGCGAGCTCGCGGCGCACGTTCTTCAAAGTCAGTGCGTCACGAATGCTCATCCGACGGTCACCGCGCCTGTAAATTGCAGCGTGAAATTCGCGCGGATAACTTCGTTCGTCGAAGCTGTGGCGCTGAAAGATTGCACGAAAGCAGTTCCGGTATAAGTCATTCCGGTTGTCAAGGTAATCACCACTGCTTTAGATGCTGCACCAGTTGCTGCATCAGCTTCTACCTTTACCATGCCAACATCGCCTTGATCGTAGAACATATCAATCGTTGCGGTGCATCCTCGATTCCCAAGAATGTACGTGCGTGCGCCTGTAGCAACGTCTGTCGTGTCAATCATTGTTTGATCAACGTTTACAGTGACGGTGCCGAGTCCAGCGACAGCGCTTGTGTCGTAACTGAGCGCTAAAAGCGCTGATGATTTCGCTGACATTTAAATCTCCCTGTAGTAGATGTCGATTTCGCAGTTTACTTCCGCTGGTTCTTGCTCGTCGCCCTCGCCGACGGACGCTGCGTCTGCCGTGCGACCACGGAAAATCACCGCGTCGAATGCGTAAGCGCCGAACAAGTAAGAGCCAGTGACGCAAGCAGCAGGAACGTCGGCAGCAATCGTGAGCGCCGTACCCGTTTCGACTGCAACAACCTTGACTTGCGCTGACGCCTGCCAGTGCCCGCTCACGGCGCTGCGTTCATTGTTCGTGATTTCAAACGTGATCGCAGGCAGGCCACTGTTCTGCAATCGGTACCCGTGTGTGATTGGGTAGATGTTCAGCGCTGCGCTGGCGTTCAGCATTTCGCGTGTTGCGGCTTCGATGCTCATACAACCTCCTCGCACTCAAGCACTGCGACCATGTCGGCTTCGTCAAGGTTCGTGATGCCGAGAATACGAAACGTGCGACCGCGCACTGTCAGCCGATACGTTTCGTTGATTCCCCAATCTTGCAACGAATTCCAACGACATCGGATTTCCGCACGGCGCACTACAGCGACGCCGTCAGCGTATTGCTGCTCGTTGGCGCTGTCGGTTCGCAAGTCAACCCACAACGACGGGTCGCCATTTCTCGTCTTGTTGATGTCAGTAAATGCGCCGGTGCGCATACCCAGGTCATCTTCATTGATGCTTGGTTGCAACACAGTTGCAGGAAAGCGAAGGCGACCGCTACCAATCATCGCAGCGCTCCGCGAGCGCTGTACGCCTGCATGATGAACTTGAGCGATAACGGCACATCGGCGAGCGAAGCCACCGATGTTGCGTCAGGATTCGCATACCACGCACCAACAAGAGCAACAATCGCCTGTTGCAGAGCGTGAGGTACTTGCGTGTATCCGGCTGTGTACGTCACTGTCGGAAACGTGCCTTCGTAGATTTCCGGCCGCTCTTTGAAGTTCAACACAAGCAAGCTGTCGGTGTTGTCAACGTACCAATCTGCAGTTGGCATCGTCGTGAGCGCATTGCTGCCGTTGTAGTAGGTGACCGACGTAATCGACGTTGCTGGTTGAATCGGCAGCACGAAGCGCCGCCACTTGTCGAGCTTTGCCGTACGCGTTTCGCTTGCAAGCCCGATGCCTAGCTCGCGCTCAAGCATTTCACCTGCAGCAATGCAAAGCGTTGTAAGAATGACATCGTCAGCGGTTACGTCGATTCGCAACCGTGTCTTGAGAACGTCAATCGGTATCGGTGTCGCAGGCATAAAAGCAGCTGCGCGGTTTCCCGCACAGCCGCCAGGGTAAGAAAAAGATCAGCTGGTAATGGCGGCGAACGCTTCCGCAAGCATGACTTTCGAGTCAGTGCGAGCGTAGGTATAAAGCGTCACGCGATGATTTGCGGCTGCGCTGTAGGGATCAACAAGCGAAGTCATTCCAGTGCGGTCGAAGATTTCGAAGTACTGGAAGTCTCCGACCACCGCAAAGACGTTGCCGTCGGTAGCTGCCGTCGGCATGTACTGGCCGACCGAGTACGGCACGCCGTACAAAAAGCCAGGTGCGCCGCCCACCATGGCTTGAGAATTTGCAGGAGCTTGCGTCCAAATGTATTCGGTTGCACCGCTCACGCTCACGCTGTTTTTCAGCTTGCGAGCGACACGCACGAACGTATCTGAGACAAGCCAACGGAAACGCGGCGAGTTTCGGTACTGCGGTGCAACAAGGTGCACGGTGTCAATGACGTTGTCGGCGCTGATTGTGGTGATTGCCTGAGCAGTGCCGAGGTCAGTTACTTGCGTAATTGCGCCGCCGTTTCTGGCGATGCCTTGCGGTTCTGCTG